CAATGCACGCTCTGATCCGCGAGCTGGCGCAGCCCGTCTATCACATGCGCGGTGATGATCCGCACCGTCATCGGACAGCGCCACAGCAGCGGCATACGCCGCGGTAAACAGTTTCGAGCACCTCAAACATCGGCGCGCTCCGAAAGGGATTTATATACATAAGTCCCTCGGCGCGAAGAGATCGCGATGCCGACTCGCGTAACTGAGCATCGGCACCGTGACCGCGTATCGACTGCCGCTGGACCCATCGATGCTATGAGCGCCCGCCGCTATCGCGAGACTCATGCGCTTGAAGGAGTTCACGCGAGCTACGTGGTAATGCACGCACCGCGCGGCGCAGAACTCGCCCCACTCCTGCATTCTGGTCAACTTCCAGTGAGTGTCGCCGCCGAGGAATATTCCTACTTGTGGCCCCACCAGGGGTTCGAGATCGGCGGGTTCCATGCCATTCTGGACGCCGATCAGCACCAGGGGCGCAATCGATCGGCAGCGGTTGATGTAACGTATCGAGAGAGCGAGCGACTCCAAGCCGCCAGCGACGATATCGGGCAAAACCAGCCAATCCGGGATCACGGCTTGCTCAGAGAGCCAACCCAGAAAGCGGTCGTAGGCATCTTCGTCGAATTGGCGACCGGCATTGAAATCGGCCCACGCGCCATTGTCGCCGCAGATCCGATCGAAGCCTTCGGTTCGCCATACGCCGGCTCGCGAGACGAGCAACCCCCAACCATGGGCGCGGAGCGCAGCGAGATTACGCTTCGTTCCGGTGCGGCTGGCGTAGCAGATCATCGCCGGTCGAGACGAAGCCAAAGCCAAAAGAAGGCGGTCATCCACCATGACAGCTTGACCGGTGGATGCCAGCGAGAAGGATCATCCGAGGGAGTCAACTATATAAATCCCATTTAATAGGCCGAACCGTCTGGCAGACTAAGTGGATCCCAAGCACTTAATGCACCGGTTGGAAAACCATAGACGGGCCACCCTTGGATGCCGCGCACCCGCATGAAGTCGGGCAGGTGGTCCTGCACCGTCCAACCCTCGTTGCCGTCCGTGACCCGCGCGAGGTTGAGCGCCCCGGCGGCTTCCTGAGAGGCGGCGGTGCGCAGCGCCATCGCGAGCTTCTTATCTGGCACCACGGCGATCGCCATCCGGCCGGCGAGCAGCGGGACGACCGCCGACATGAACAGACTGTCCCATTGTTGGGGGTCGAACATCGCGCTGGTGTAGACCAGCTGCGCGCCCTGCACGTTGGTCAGGATGGCGGTGAGCTCGATGATCGTGGTGACGACAAACGGCGCCGGCTGTTGCCCGGTGATCGTGACATTGTACGGCATGCCGGTCATCGGCGGCGGCTGCTGCGCGATATCGGTCATCACCGGCGCGATCTGCGGCACGAAGCGCACCCGCACGCAGTCCTGCGGGTAGTGATAGGCGTAGAGCCACGGCACCATCGAGAACGGCGGCGGCGGCGCTGGCACGCCCGAGGCCGCGACCCCGCCGGGCGGCGCCGCTGCGTCGAACATCAAGTCCAGGATGCGGGTTTTGCGCGCGAAGTTCCACGGTGCCGCACGCAACAGATCGCGCACCGTCGGGCCGTAATGGCGCAGCGCGGCGCGGGCTTGCAACGTGCCTTCGTAGAGGTCACCAATGTCCGGGACGCCGAGGTAATCGAGCGCTCTGTTACAGACGTCGTCGGGCTGGGTGGGGGGATTCGCCATTTCGTCAGCCTTGGCGCACCCCGGCCTCGGCGATCAGCACGCCGATCTCGCCGGCCTTCTCCTTGGCGAACTCGGGCTGGCCTTGCTGCACGCGGCCGAGACGAAGGACGAACTTCGCCGCCAGCGCCTTGACGAAACCCGACAGGAACAGCGGCTCCCACTGTAAGGGGTCGGTGATCCTCGACGTGTAGATCGCCAGTGCGCTCGGCAAATTAGCGAGGATGGTCTTAGCAGCCGGTTGCCCGGGCGCCGACAGGTCGGAGACGATCGCGAAACGGATCGGTATCGGCTCGAGCGGATCGCCGCCGCCAAAGCCGAGCGGATCGAACCGCAGATAGCGCAGGTAGATGCAGTCAGACGGATAGACATAGGAGAACATCCAGGGCGGCGGCGGCGAGGTCTCGTCCCACAGCACCACCGGCGGCACCACGGCGGCCTTGACCAGGCTCAGCGGCGCGGTCTTGCGGGCGAATGGCCAATCGTCGTGGCGCAGCACCTCGTCACGGGTCTGCGCGTAGATCTCCAATCCAATGGCGGCGGCCGGAGATCCTTCGTAGATGTCACCTATTCGCCTCTCGTAACCGATCTCGATCAAGGCCTGATTCAGTAGATCTTCTGGTGACATCCCGGTTCGCCGGACTATGGGCAGACGTTGACCACCGCGCTGTTGACCCACAGCGTTCCAGTAGTCTGTCCAGTGCAACTTGTCGGCAATCCGTTGACGTTGACCCGCAGTTGAGCGCCTACGCTGTCGAGTGTCATCAAGGCGCTGCCCCCGTTGGTGTATTCTGGCTTGAGGAAAATCTTGCCGCTATTCGTCGCAAGACTGCAGCCACCCCCAGTACCAGTCGTACAACCACCGACATAACCTTGCTGCGTGCCCGTTGGCACGAAGAACGTAACAAATCCAGTCTCGTTCATACCAGCGGTACCAGAGCCCTCCAGTCCTGCAGCACCTTCGATCGGGCTGGGCCCGCCGCCAACAAAAAACGTAGCCATATACGCCTGCGTCCCGTCGAGCCCTGGAGCCATGAGCTTGCCAGCCCCTGTTGCCGGATGGATAGCCGCGAGATCGGTGTTGCTACCAAAGGTCACATAAGCCCCGGATGGAGCCTTAATGAACGGCTGGCCAGTCGTGAAATGGCTGTACTCACCAGCACTCTGATCGACATCGTTGAGCCGTAGCGAAGCTGCTCCAGTACCGCTACCCGCTGGGCAACTCCCAGTTCCTGTCGTACCACATCCAATCGCAGCAAATGTATCGACATAGGCGATCCCAACCTGCGATATCGAGAAGTTGGCAAAATTACTTCGCAGATCAAATAACGGCTTGCCCGCCGAGCAGGCGAAACTCGACTGATCGCCCCACACAAAGATGTTGTTCAACGCGAACTGTCCAGGGGTGTTAGTGCCGTTGCCATTGGGCATCGTAACCGCCTGACAGACCTGATTGAACATTACATTGGTCATCTGCACCGCAGACGCCGCAAACGTCAGGCTACCGAAGTTATTAGTCACGGTGTCGTTGGTGAGCTGAATCGCCGATTTTTGGGCGAAGAAATTGAGGTCATGAAACTGTGGCGCGGCTGAATACGCGATATCGAAGCCAATGGAGTTCTGCCGCAGATAATTACCCAGTGCCGGATAGTTCATATAATACCCAGAGGGCACGAACATGAACCGACTATAGAACTGCTGATTATCAATCCGGTGGATTCGGACACCAGTATTGAGACAGGCGTTGCACCAGATGTGATCGAGCGTGATCTGGGTCCCTGTCCATGTCTTGTAATCTGGCGTGCCCTCAAGGTCGATCGCCTGCGAGGTCGAGGTGAAGGTTACATCGTGGATGTTGAGCCCTTGCCAGCCGGTGTTGCTCTGAGTGCCGATGATCCACGGAAACAAGGTCGGATTCCACACCGTGCCGGTGGCCGGCGGGACCGGCTGAACATTGCCGAAATTGATGTGGTCGATCTCGACGCCGGAGGCATTGACCATCAGGCAGGCGGTGACAGCGGTGCCGGTGCACACCAGCGCCGGCCCGGTCGTCGGCGGCCACACGACGGTTCCCGACCCGGCGCCCGCGGCGCCGGTGGGGGTGACCTGCTGCAGCGGCAGGTACATCGGCCCGATCCCGGTCAACCGGATCCCGCCTTGCATCCCGGTCGTGCCGATCGTGACTTGCCCGGCGATCGTCATCGGACAGGCGATGACCACCATGCCGCCACTGGCCAGCACCGCATTGACCGCCTGCTGGATCGCCGCGGTCGAATCGCTCGACCCGCATACCGCGCCGTAGGTCCGCGGGTCGACCCCGCCGGGCGACGCGCCGGGCGCCGGAAGGCAGGGCGCGGTGGCGCCGTTGATGGTGCAATCGAGCGGCAGCGGCACCGCCCCGCCAAAGGCGTTGAACGAGATCCCGCCGACCCCGAGGCACAATTGGTGGTAGGGCCCGGTGATCGGCGCATCGTTGATGCACAGCGGGAAATCGTTGTTGAGGGTGCTGGTGATGTTGAGCTCGGTGAGCCCGGTGCCGGCCGGGCCGCCATTGGCCGGGCCGGCGTCCCCCAAAGTCAGGTTGGTGATCCACCGACCGGCGTGCCCGGGGACCGGCTTACCGGACTGGATGATCTGCTGGGCGACCGCGGCGCCGAGGCCCGCCAGGATCACGGCGAGCCCCGCGATCAATAATAACCGCCTCATGACCGGCGGCCCTCGGCAATCGATTCGAACTGCGCCGCCTCGGTCAGTTTCTCGCGGGCAAAATCGGGGCGCCCGGCAAGCGTCAGCGCCAACGAACTCGCGAGCGCGCGAACCATCGCTTCGGCAAAGCCCCAGTCCCACAGCGTCGGGTCTTGCACATCGACGGTGTAGATCCCGACCGCTCCCGATTGGTTGCTCAGGATGACTTTGACGATTTCACCGGCGACCGCCCAGCGGACTGGGTGCGGGTCGTTGGGATCGATGATTGCGGCAGCGGCCGGGGCGACCTGGCGGAGCTGGATGCAGTCGGCGGGGTAGGCGTACTGGTAAGCCCACGGCTGAGCGGCACTGCCGGCAGCGATCGCGAGGGGGGCGGTCTTGCGTGCAAAGTCCCAGTCGTTCTGCCGCAAGATGGCAAGATAGATGGGCTGGTAGAGGATGCTCGCGGCATTGGCGGCGGCGATCGAATCGCCGGCCGGCGGGGTGATGGAGGTGACCGGCGTCACCGAGGGGATTTCCGCGATTTGAGCGACCGCCCGGTTGACGATGTCGACAGTGGAAACCATTGGCCGGGTCCGGCGGCGTCAGCGCCGCGATGGCGGCTCGGATTTGGCTTTTGGTTCCGGCTCGTGCTCGGCCTTGGCTTTGGGTTCGGGCTCGACCGGCTCCATATCGGAGCTTTGAGTGCCCTCCTCGATCGTAACCACCTCGCCTTTGGCGCGCAGGGCCTCGGCAATGAAATGATCGCGCAACAGACGATAAGCACGCAACGCCATCGGTAGGACTCCTTATTTTCGGTAACGGCGATCAGCCGGGCCCGTCATCTCGTCCTCGGTGTCCTCGTTCTCGACGACCATGCGAACGATCTGGCACTCGACCCGCAGCCTGGATCCGTTCTTCGCCGGCGTCACATTAGTCACCTCGGCAAATGCCCTGATGTCGAGGGTGTCGCCCTCCACGATGTCGTCGTCGAGGTCGAGCTTCTCCAAGGTTTCTTCGTCGAGACACAGACACAGGCCGGGCGGATAGTCGCCGACAAAATCGATCGGATCGAGCTCGGGCGGGTTGAGGATCTCCTCCTTCTCGGCGCGCGAGCGCGCCATGTCGACCATGCCCCGCGGGCCCTGCGCCATCAGCCCGGCTCCGCGGTCTGCCCGGCGCCGGAAGCTGCCATGACATCTTCTGCGGCCGGCTTGGAGAGCCGCGAGCGCGCATCGGTGTGGCGCTTGGTCATGTCGCGGTGCTCACGTTCGTGACGCGTATGCATGTCGCGCCGTTCACGGTGATGCCGTTCGGCCATGTCCTGCGCCTCGACCTCGTTCTCGTCGCGCGCACCCTCTTCGTCGCCCATGCGGGTTTCGCCGCCGCGCCGGGCTGGCTTGGGTTCGTCGCCGCCCTTCTCGCCGCGCCGCTCGGGCCGATCTGCCTTGCCGGCGCGGTAGCGCTTGCCGGCGCGCTCGTCGCGCGGATCGTCCGCCATCACTCGTCCTCGCCGCCTTGCTTGATCGACGGATATCGTTTGCGAACCTTGGCGCGCACTGTCGCCTTCTCGCTCGCCGAACCGTGCTGACTGACCCGCGCCAACGCGTTTCGCGCGTGACTCGGATTGTTAATCGGATAGCCGTCCTTTTCAGGTAACGCGAAGTCCGATTTGGCGAGATTCTTCCGCGCCCTGGTCGTCAATCTGGCCACATCAAGCATCCCGAGATGAGCGTTTGCCATGCTTGCTCTTGGCGTAGCGCCGGTCGGCGCGGCTCGGCTCCTCGCCCGCCTTTTCCGGCAGCTTGCCGCCGGGATCGCTTTTGGTGAACTCCTTCGCCACCGATTGCGGCACGCCGCCGGCGCCACCTTTCTTCGCGGCTGCGGCAAACATCAATCTTCGCTGCGCCTCGCTGGTTGCCGGCACTACAGCACCCGGTCCCACGTCGAATTGCTCGCGGAGAAGCAATAGGCGATGCCGCTCATCGCAGTGGCAATGGTCGTTGCCGCATCGTTCAGGGTCTGCCACGACGCCACCATCAAGGTCAGCGCAGTGATGATCTGGGTGCTAAAAATCCGCACCGTTTGACCGTCGACGGGATACCCCGGCAGCTGCACATTCAACGTGCCTAGTGTACCGGCCGGCCTGATGTTGACCATCGAGGTGTCGTTGGGAATGACCACAGTCGAGCCCGCGGTCACGGCGCCCGCCTTGAAATAGGTATGCGCGTTGAATGACTGGGCTTCGAAGTCGGCTTTGCTGGTCGCCAATTTCAGCGCCATCGGCTTACCTCGCTACTGGCTGACGCAGATCTCGCCGCCGGCGTTGAGCGTGATCGGCGCCACGCTCCCGACGGCATAGTTGAATTTACCGCTGGTAAAGGGTGGCACCGTAGCGGAACACGCTGCCGTGACGACGCCGACCGTGGTCGGGGTGATCTGCGTCCCCTGGGTCCAGCCGGCGCGGATCACGATCGCCGCCGCAATCAGCGCCGCGGCAATGATGATCGCCCGACTCATGCGCCCATGCTCTTGTAGCGGCCGTTAGGATCGCGCTGCCGCTGGCTGCCTGGCGTGACGCCCGGCATCTCGGGAACTCCGTCCGGTGCCCCGACGACCCGGACATTGGACTGGCTGCGCGGCGTGCCGAGCGGCGGCGGCTCGGGACGATTGCCGACAATGCTGGCCTGCCGCGGGCGGTTGCGGTAGGCGTCGTAGGACTGGTCGGCGAGATCCGGCGTCACCCCGCCGATCGACGCCAGATAGAGCGCGATGACCTCGCGCGCCGGCTGGTTCAGCGGCTCCATCTGCTCGTTGGGGATGCCGTAAAATTCGATCTGCTGCCCGCTCTCGATCAGAATGTCGTCGACGAAGAACCCGCCGGGCGCCGGAGTGGTGATCTCGTAGCGCGGCACCGTGCCGGCATCTTCGTACTGCCGCAGCCGCTCGAGCATCTCGTCGTGCGCGGCGCGGCGCTCTTGCAGCACGGCTGGCGCCACCGCCGGGGCGGCGCCTCGAGCAGAGCCATTATTTGCCGCGGTGAACTCCGCCAGAGCCTGCGCAAGTACGCGCGCAAAGTCCTCCGGCGCGCGCGCCGCGACACCCTCGGTGACCTCGTCATAATCGGCCATCGCACTCAAGCCGCGGCGGTGTAATTCGCCGGGTAGAAGGTGTACAGGTCTTCCGCCAGCCCAATGCCCGAGAAGATGCTGCCGCCGGTGAACGGGCCGCCGGTCACCGCATAGTTGAGCCGGATGAAGCGCGGCAGCGGGGTGTTCTGCAATACCCGCCACGGCCAATCGATCGGGAAGATCCGGCCCGGCGCGACGATGCCGCTGGCCAGCACCGGGCCGCTCTCGGCGTAGGTGGTCCACGTGCCCGGAACATTTGAGCCATTGTCGGGTGCGCCCTGGAATTGGATGTTCAGCGACGCGGTGCCCGGTGCCAATGCCACCGTGACGAAGTTCGCCAAGGTCGGGATCGCCGCGCCCGGGCCGGTGCCGAGATCCTCGCCGAACACTCCGCCCGCCGAGATTCCGATGCGGTTGCTCGACGCATTGCCCGAGCCGACGCCCAAGAGGTCGATGATGTGGGAGCTGGCGCCGCCGGCAGTGATCAAGTCGCCCGGCGGAGCGGCGG